CGTATGCGCGCGTGAGCGCCCGCATACGCCTGAAAGAAGACCGTTTGGTAAACCTTTGGTATGAGACCGGTAATCATTATATCGATCGCCTGCAGAGCCGCATACGCGTGTGGAAAGCCTTTGATGAGCAGTTTACCCGCGTTCGCCGGAGGGTCTCCTTTAAGAGTCTTACCCTGCCGCAGCTGATCGACCGGCTCCGCACGCATCCGGCCTTTTGGGATTGGTGGGCACGTAACCTTAAGATGATCTGCAGTGAGGCCGGTGATACCATCCTCACCCATGCAGACCTGGTAACTACTCTCCGTCAGTACGGGGCCCCGATCCCGGAGTGGGTTTTAGACAAAATATTTCCTAAATAAGTATACACAGATGAGCGAGTTAAACAATTTATCAAACGAAGAACTGTTGGCCGAACTTAAGAGACGCCAACTGGACCAGCAGGATCAGGAGCGGCAGAAGCGGGAGGATTATGAGGCCACCCGTGATCAGATCGCAATGTCACTGGTGGTTGAGGCTGAGCAGCTGAGTGAAAAGCTGGTTGCCTTTAAGCAGAAATCATATACCCGGATGATGACATTCAGAGACATGGCCGATAAGTACGGCGAACTCCGTGGGAACTCAAAGGGTGGTTTCTCGATCCGCAGCTCGGATGGTACCGTTAAAGTTTCCCTGGAACGTAACACCCGCCAGGAATACGACGAACGGGCCAATGTGGCTGAGCAACTGATCCGTGAGTTCCTTACGGCGATGGTGAAAAAGCGCGACAAGCGATCCTTTGAGCTGATTACCTCACTCCTGCAGCGGGGCGATAAGGGCGACTTCAACCCGGCCAACATTCAGACGCTGATCAGCAAAGAAAAGCTGTATGAAGACGAGCGCTGGAGGAAGGCCATGCAGCTGTTTAAAGAGGCCCACAACACGATTTTAATCAGCATGAATGTGAGTTTCTACAGGAAGTCAAACATTGACAAGGATGTGATGGTTCCGCTGACCTTCGCATCGCTGCCCGTTCTCGATCGGGAAGGGACCGAGTAACGGATGCTCCCGTCACCTAAGGGTTAGGGTACCGGCTTTTCACGCCGGGTATGCCGGTTCGAGTCCGGCCGGGAGTACAGATCACTTAACAACGTGAATAGCTATCAATATGGAAGATATAAACACCATTTCACCCGCTCGCAAACCTAAACTTAAGGTTATGGTGGTGGGTCTGCAGGGTGAGAAATTTGCCAGGCAGTTATCGCTGGACCGCATGGATGTGATGGTCGTAAAAAATCTGGCCGATGCCTTTATTGAGAAGCACGGTACAGTTGCCTACCTCCCGGATCGATCGGGCCAATATGCTCCCGTTACCCTGGATTATTCACGCTACAACGATGAGTTTTTAAAGTCGCAAAACATGAGCCGTCCCGAGCGGCGCAGGATAAAGAGAATGTTTGATAAACACCATTAATCTAAATTTTAGCACCATTATGGAAGTAGCACGATTTGTATGCAAGTCCTTTGACAAGGATGCAAAAACCGGATCCAAAAAAGCGATCCTGGTACCCGAGTTTATCGATTCGGAAACGGGCGAGAAAACCCGTGACGTTGATCCCAAAACCCAGCTGGTTCTTAGTGATCCTACGGGTGAAATTCTCCGCGGACTGATCCCGGATAAGCGCTACACGCTGCATCTGAACGAACTTTCAGACGGGAAGATATGAAGCTGAATTATTTCACTCCTGAAAATGCCGGCCGGGCTTCATACTGCGGCGATCCTTCGATCTCCTTCGCTAACTCCGGATGTATCACTCTCAACTCGAAACTGATCGAGGTGATGCAGGTGGGCGAGGATGACCGGGTGGTGATTGCCAATGATCCCGAGCACGAAAAGGACTGGTTTATCATCAAGCGCATGGATGGCTTTAAAACCCGCACCTCTGATAAGGGGGGGCACAGGCTGATCCAGTGCGCGATGATTGCCAAAAAAGTGCAGGATGTATTTAACCAGGGCAAGAAAAACGCCATCCGGTTTTCGGTTGCTCCGCAGCCCACAACGATTGACGGCGTAGATCACTGGCTGATTATTGCCAGTAAAATGGTGAACACAACCCGGCGATGAGTCACAATCCTTTTGGCATCGAATGGCGCAAGATGCGCGAGCAGGCCGTTGCCGGCCAGCGGGTAACCATCCGGAGACTCCGGGGGATCGTTGACCGGCATTTCTCGGCCCTGCCCGAGCGGTATCCTTACGAAAAGGTGGTCAGGTGTTACACCCTGGCCACCCTTTTGAGGGAGTTTACCGATCTCTCGCTGGGTGAGATCGGGCGTGAGGTACGGCTGGATCATGCTACGGTTGTACACGGGCTCAAGAAGCTCCGCAGGCACTATTGGAATCATCCCACCTGGACGGGCGTAATATCGGCCTGTATTGATCAGGCTGAGCATGCAGCCAAGCAGGATATCACCGTTAAAGCCACCCGCAATGAGTTCGCATAAAAAATTAATGACCCTGCTGGGTAAAGCGGGCATCGATGACAATCAGCGTCACGATCTGGTGTACGTATGGACCCAGGGGCGTACCTCCAGCACCAGGGATCTCACGGAGGATGAGATCCGGGATATCTGCTGGAAGTTCGAGAACCAGTTTAATGCTCCGGTTATGGTGCAGGGCGCCGTGGATAATGAGATCCGCAGGAAGCGGTCTATCGTGCTCAAACTGGCCACCGAGCAGGGGCTCAAAGAGATCACCGGCTGGGAGCGCTTTAATGCCTTTATGGCCGTACGGAGTGTGCACAAAAAGGCACTCAATGAATACACCGTGCGGGAGCTCGATGAGCTGATCCGCCAGTTCCGCGGGATCGCAGAAAATAACAAGCGCTACCCTTCGAAAAAAAACTTTACGCTACTGAGTGGTTTGATTCTTAATTAAAAATATCAACATCATGGCTTACAATCGCTTAAATTATTTAAAACGGGTTCTCGAAGTACAGGATGTATGGCAGGAGTATGGCCGTGGAGGCAAAGGATATACCGACGTTTGGGTCTATCGGAACAAGATACGCGACGTTTTTCACATCAGTATGCGAACCTTTTATCATTATCTCGATATCCCGGCCAAAAAGCAAATCAAGGAGATCGAGGCACAGCGGGCACAGCGCGCGCAACAACTCTTATTTTAACCTGACACAAATGAAAAAACTGATTTTTATCATGATTTTAGCGGCGGCTATGGCGGCACCGGCTCAGGTGATCGCCCCGCAAAAATCCCTGCAAGCGGATCCCTTTACCCGGGAGCAGTACCTGCAGGAATACAAGGATATCCTGAAGCTCGAAGTGGCAGCCACCAATGTATGGCTGATGGTATCCATTATCCCGATGAACCAGTGGGATCCCGCGGCAACCCGGGTATTTAAACCCCTGGTGCAGTTTCCGGCCATGGCGTTCACCTTTGCCAAAACGATTGAATATACCGTGCATACTACCACCGGCAGGGCCCCGAAGCGGTGGATCCGGCAATACACTCCCAGGATGCAGGCGGAGCGGGCTTTTGATCGTTTTGCCAAAACTAACAAAATGATGCAGGATTCAACTTTAACTACCAAATAATTCACAAAATGACTGAAACTGAAAACAAATTATTTACCGTTTATCGGAAAGGTGATCTCCTGATCCGTAAAGTATTGGAGGCAGAATTTGGAAAAGAATATTTTGCTATCGATATACGTGAACGGGTAAAAACGTTAGCAGATGCCCTTACTCTGGCAGAGGAGTTTTACCCCAATATCCGGGTGCAGCTTAAGGAAATCGAAGATCTTAAAAACCCCTATGTAAAAAGAATGGTGGCTGAATTCAAGCTGATGGTCATTGCAGATGTTTTGAACCAGGGATGGAAACCCGACTGGACCAATACCAACCAGAGAAAGTGGTACCCTTGGTTCACGATCGTTGGTGGTTCTGCGAATAGTGGGGCGTATGCGGGTTTCGGTTACGTTTGCTCGCATGACGGGGCTTCGTGTACGTACACGCACGTCGGTTCTCGGCTTTGCTTTTCAAGCCAGGAACTGGCCGAACACGCAGGGCGGACATTTTTGAATTTATACCGGGATTTTTTGCTGGGATAACGGATATGAAAACCCTCTACAATATCACCACCTGGAACGATCCGGAGCTTGTGGCCCGGCATTTTAAGGCCCGCATGGATTGGTTTCCGTATGGAGCCGGACCGAGTTATGCGGTAAACTGGGCCGAGGGTCTGATGAACGATCAGTGTAAGTACAAAACAGAGGGCATAGAGTTGTTTCCGTACCCATTTTTCAACGATCATTTTGCCTGCGGCTGTTGGTCTCTTGATCAACCTGAATCGATTTACGGGCTTTCTATGGCCTTTGGCATGAATATGCTGGTTGGAAATCAGGCGGTATCCCGGGGACGGTTTACGTTTGGCCTTCAGCTGAGCTGTAGTCTGCAGGTAACCGAGGCTGCCTGGTTCCTGAGCAAGACGCATAAGATCTTTAAAAAGGAATACATTACTCCCGAGCTCGATGCCCTGGAATCGAACACACCGCAGCACCTCAATGAAATGTCGCACGCCGTGATCACCCGGTATGATCCTTTCCGGGCGTTGTATGTCCGCAAAGAGCCCCTGGCTCCGTTTTCAAAGCCCTTTGAACTGGTAGTTACCCTTAAGGCGGCCACCATCGTTTGTGATACGCCGGTGAGCACCTATACCGTGCCCCGGTGCCGGTACCTGCTGGCCCCGATTTATCCGCTGCTTTGGTGCCAGGCACCCGCCCATCTGGCCGGGCCCATCGGCCTGGTGATGATGAAGGTTTTTCATGCAAAGCTGGAGGTGTAATAGCGTTCTTTTTAAAATAGTTGGTGGATTCATATTTTTCATACATTTGTGGTGCACGTTCAGTTCAAGTAATTCATGATCACATTGTATGAGAAAAAACAACGGGGGAGACAGGCAGTTGTAAGTACTGTATTCATACCTGTGACCACATAGGACTGTCGTGCAGTGATCTCCCCTCATTGTTTAACTACCAAATTTTTATGTCATGCACGACAGAAAAAATGAATGCGTAATGTGCGCAGACCGGCCGTTGACAGCCGAACAAATTGTCAATGATCTCATCAGGGAAGCCGAACCCGGCTATTTTCCCGAACATTTACACCAACTTTTTATTTCGTTTGTGGGCTCTCCCGACTCCGATGATCAGGAGCTTCGCGGTGAAGTTTCTTACGTGTACCAATGCCTGAGAGGGCATCTCATCCGGATCGATCAGTTACACCTGGAAAGGAGGGCGTCATGAAAGCGGTGGCGTTAAAAGTTATGGATGACCTCACGGTTAGAGTTATTCCAGATAAGACCAGGGAATTTCTGATGTGTACTAAAGATGTTGCTGCTGGTTATGGGGTGAGTCCTGTGACCATTAGGCATCATCGTAATAATCACAAGGTTGAATTTTCGGAAGGAGTTCATTTTATCAGGGGCGGCCACGAAATGGCCGCTATTCAAAACATGCGATCATCGAAACAACTGATTTTTTGGACTAAGCGCGGTATTATTCGCCTGGGATTTTATGTGCAGAGTGAGCGTGGAAAGAAATTCAGAGACTGGGTGGAGCAACTTGTCCTGGACACACTGAACCGTAAACCGGCTGTTACCCAAAAGGCGCTGGATGAGGGCCGCTTGCGGTATAACCGGCTCAATCCCGACCGACTGATCAAGATCATGGATAAGGTGATGCTGGTTAAGGAGGATTACCTCAGGATCGAGATTATGGACCTGCTGATGGGAAGGAGATAACAAAAAACCCCGGTGCTGAGCCGGGGTTTTTCGTTATACAATCTTTTTGTGTGTGGAGAAGTCTACAAACGTGATCATGAGTCCCTTCATCCGGTGCCAGTGCTGCCAGGTGGTAAACTGCAGGGTATTGCAGTATCCGCCAGAGGGCCGGAACCGGCTGAGCGCCGTGCGGACCGATTCGGCCAGGGTATCGTGGTCGGTAACCAGGCTGTCGGTGATGGATCCATCGTGCTGGCTCAGCATCTGATGTACTACGTGGATCCGGATGCGGATCTCTCCGGTTTTTTGCTGGTTGCTTTCCTGGGGAAATACAATCGGATCCGGGAATTCTATCAGCAGGATGTTATCGGTGGCAATGGTAGTATCGTACTGCATGTTAAACCACTGGATATCCTTTGCCGCGGTTACTACGGTGGTGAGCTGCGTTTTTATGGCGGTATAAATATCGGTAAGCATGTTATTTGAAGTTAAGTTTTTCCTCAATAATGCGATTTGCCTCTTTGTAAATCCGTTGCTGCAGGGCGGTTGAGTCGCCAATCATTTTACGCTCCGGCATGGTAAATCCCGTGCCTCTCCCTGCCTTTCCTCCCTCATTGTGTACGTCTGCATAGGGCAGATGGGAGGTGAAGTATACAGCCTCTGCGGCGCTTTTTGAGTCACCCGCCCAGGATCTGCGCAAAAATCCCTTATCTACCAGGATACTCCGGCCCTGGCGGCGCTTTTTTTGCGCTGCTTTGCTTCCAGTCAGCGGTTGTTTACGTTTAGGCCATGGAATCACCCCTCCGGGCGACTTCTCAAAGCCCTGTTTGGCAAAGTTGTCGTGAATAAACTCCAGTCCGATCACCTTAATGGCACCGGGTATGGCCTTTAGCCCGCTCTTGATCCATTTGCCGAGCTCACGCAGTTCCTTATCGAAGGCCTGATCAGGCATTTTCCATCAGGTTACGGGCCTCTTTTTCAATCCGGATCTGCTCATCGGTCTTATAGACGCTCTGGTATTCGTTCGTATCGGAAAACAGCTTCTTATCAATTCCAGGGTTGCCGTCGAATCCGGGATCGGGGATGAAATTACTGGCTTCTTCGAGCTCGCGTACCGGCCGGCTGGTTTGCGTAACCGAGCAGCGGCAGTTGTGGCCGTTGGGCGGATAGATCCGGTTCCAGCGCCGGTCGTTCATCGGCAATACGAGCCCATCGAGGCGGGCATGCTCGGGCCGCGACTGGCTGTCGACAACGGCCCGGTACTCGAGGTTAGGGAAATTGGCTTTGTTCTCCTCAAATCCGGCCCATTTTTTGGCCATCTGGGCAGAACTTACGGCATTGGTGTACTCGGTTTCCAGCCAATGGATATTGTAATTCTGCGTGATGGGTTTGGCCAGCTTCTTGAACTCAGAAAAGGGGCGTAGAACGTTTTCATTGTCCAGGAGAAGATTGGCCAGGTCCTCCATCTCCCTGTGATTTTTGAAGGCGGCGAACATGCCTGCGTTGGTGCGGAGTTCACTGGCCAGATCGTACAGTTTATGCTTGCTGTTGAAAGTGAGCCCGGCGTCTGTAACCGCCTGCACCAGGCTGTTAAAGTTATGCCGCCAGATCTCGGGATCGATATCGGATTGCCCGTTATAGATCCTCCGCAGGTATGCCTCCAGCATCTTATCGATCCGGTCGGCTGCCATCATGCGGCGGCCGGCCACGATCCGTTTGAGACTCTTTTCGCGGGCCACCGGCTTATCGGGATCCGGCAGGGCCTCGATCTCATCTTTGGGATCAAGTGCCGTAAACCGGAACGTAGCGCCATCCAGCGGGTATCCCCAGTATACCAGGAATGGGATCAGCTCATAATTCACCAGGTTAGTAGTTACCCTGAGGCGGGAATCATGATAGTCATCCATGATCCGTTCGTGTACGCCGGCAGTTCCGGCCCAGGCTTCGTTGTTAGAGGTGCCGGTCTGGCCGTTGATCATCTTGCCGATGGCCTTGTCGGCCACCAGAATGTTTTCCGAGAATAGCAGGTGTGCCCCGCCACGGCTGGCCGGTTCCTTCAGTTCGATGGTATCGGAGTCTTTGTCACCGATCGCCCATCCGGATGAGGCAAAGTTCTGGAGCATCAGTATTCTTTTTCTCAGGTCGTCACCTTCTGCATCCGTGGTCATGGTAATCAGCGGATTGCCAAACTTTTCACTGTAGGTGGCCCAGTCGGAACGTGAGAAGTTTTTCCAGATTACTTCCCTGGTGATTGTTTCCAGGGTGCCCAGATCGGAGGGGTCGCCGATCTCTACAAGGCCCAGTGGTTTCATCAGGTCACCCACCGGGATCCCGCTTTGCAGGAACGGATCGGTAAGGACTTCTTTCCGGTCGGGCCGGATATAAGCCCGCGGGAATACGCTGCAATCCTTAAACTCCCGGGTGGTATCCATGCGGCCGAATTCCACGAGGGTATACCCGTACATCTCGCTCCAGAACACAAACTTAAGCAGCTTTTCAAACCAGGGACGGTGCAGGTATTCCGTAAGGGCCGGATCATCCACTCCGTTACGGGATATGATAAACGGCTCGGCTACCATTTTATTGATGGCGGTGCGGCTCTGGCTGCGTACCTCGCTGTCGGTGATGGCGTTGTCGTACATCCGCATCAGATCGTACCGGTTCGGGTTAAACGTGTCCTTTGCGCTTTCCAAAGCGAGCCGGAGGGTTCCCATCTCCATCAGGATCCGGTCGTTTGGCCGCTTGGTGATTTCATCGGTTAAACGGCGGTTTTTTGATGCTTTTGTCTCTGTAGCCGAAAAAGCCGTTTTAAGGCCCTTTTTTGAGTTCCCTTCGAAAAGACGGGCAAGTATATGTTTTTTCTCGTTCATGGTCTGGATCTTTTACTTAAACTATATTTAAACGGTCTGGCGGGGCTAGGAGAAGAATGGATTATTGCTTCGCTTGGTATCGAAGCCATATTCAAACCGGGTGATCACTTCTCCGTCCTCGTCGGTAAGGGCATCCAGGGTGGTTGCTTTTTTGCCCTGGGCAAAGAGTTCGATATCCCGGATGGCGGATTTATAGTTATCTGTAATCCGCTGCGGGATCTCGTCATCGGGAACCGTGTTAAAGAGCCAGTAGGCCGTGAGGCTCACCAGGATCCGGATGAGGACCTTATTCCTTCCAGTGGTGGTTTTGGCGAGCTCAGCGTCTATATCATACCGCTCCTTGAGGGGATCGAGCTCGCTGATGGCGTTTAGTTCGGCTGCGGCAAGGTTAGCATCCGCTGTTCCGCGGAGCTGGGTGAGCAGGCCCGTGGCCAGCGCCCCTTTAAAATCGTCTGCAGATAGAAATATCATTTAGCACCTCCTGTCGTTACTGCGTTTAAATGCGCCGGACGCGATCGCTTTGCTGTCCGATTTCCCGTGTTTAAGGGATTTGGTCATCTTCCAGATCCCGCCTTCCACGGCATCCGGACCGTCGTCATGTTCCAGGTCGGGGAACCCCAGAAACTGATCGCGGAGCAGCTGCATATCGGGGTCGTGTTTTTCGGCCTGGTTAAAGCGTAGGTACCGCTGCTCAGTGAGTGGGCTCAGGTTTTCAATACGGGCTGTTTTATCAGGCTTTTTCCGGTCGTCGCCCCGGATCCTTAAGTAAGCGCCTCTCCGATCCCCTTCCTGGTAGTATTCCTCCAGCATAAGATCCTGTATAAATCCGGTCTCCATATAATGCCGGCAAAGGAGCCGGTCGGGGACCAGCGAGGCAATATTGTAGTGGCCCCGTACCATGGTGCCGGTATTGCACTGCCGGTTAAAGGCCTTAATAATATCGTAATAACGTCCTTTTCTGCCGATCAGAACGATGGCTTTTCCATCGGAGAACTTCGTGTCCTTATAGCTC